TCAAAAATAACAAAGGTACGGAAGATAATAGGGTTAGGAAATTAGATTACTCTATTCAGATATCTAAATTATTTTATGAAAGATTTATTTCTGGTGATGATATAACTTTATTCTCGCCACATGAAGTGCCTGAATTATATGATGCATGGGGTACAGATAAGTTTGATGAACTGTATGAGATTGCAGAAAGAAAAACTAGTGTAACTAAAAAGAAAGTATCAGCACAAGACCTATTTGGTTCTATGTTGAAAGAAAGAGCAGAAACAGGTCGTATCTATATTATGAATATTGACCATTGTAATACTCATTCATCTTTCAAAGATAGAGTTACCATGTCAAATCTATGCCAAGAGATTACATTACCAACAGACCCTATTCAACACATTGATGGTGAAGGAGAGATTGCATTGTGTATTCTAAGTGCAATCAATGTTGGTAAAATTAATAGTTTAGATGAACTAGAACCTATTTGTGAACTTGCAGTAAGAAGTTTAGATGAGATTATTGACCACCAATTATATCCTGTTAAGGCTGCCGAAATATCTACTAAGGCAAGAAGAAGTCTTGGTATTGGTTATATTGGTCTTGCACACTATTTGGCAAAACACAAAGTCAAGTATGGTGACAAAGATGCCTTGAAATTGGTAGACAACCTTACTGAGGCATTTCAGTTTTATCTATTGAAACATTCAAATACTCTTGCAGAAGAAAAAGGCAAGTGTGATTATTTCGATAGAACAAAGTATTCAGACGGCGTACTTCCTATAGACACTTACAAAAAAGATGTTGATGAATTGGTGAAACCAAAACTACAATATGATTGGGAATGGCTAAGAAAGAAAATCAAAGAGCATGGACTACGACATAGTACACTTACAGCTCAGATGCCGTCTGAATCCTCTTCTGTTGTATCTAATGCGACAAATGGTATCGAACCACCAAGAGATTATTTAAGTATTAAAAAGTCTAAGAAAGGCACATTAAAACAGATTGTACCACAATATCAGACTTTAAAGAACGCATATACTCTATTATGGGACATGCCAGACAACAATGGTTATATAAATATCGTTGCAGTAATGCAGAAGTATTTTGACCAAGCCATTAGTGGAAACTGGTCATACAATCCAGAACATTTTGAAAATGGTGAGGTGCCTATATCAGTTATGGCACAAGACTTACTGAACACCTACAAGTATGGGTGGAAGACTTCTTATTATCAAAACACATATGATAGTAAGAAAGATTTAGATGAACCACAACATTCATTGGGGTGGAAAGACGAAGTTAAAGAAGAATTACCAACTGCTGAATTAGAAGATGAAGCATGTGATAGCTGTACTATTTAAAGAGGGAAAAGAAGAATGGCAAGAAGTGTACTAAACAAAGAAACCGGTGTAGATTTTACAAAACAACCAATGTTTTTTGGTCCTGAAATGCAGGTTCAAAGATATGACGATATGAAATATCCTATCTTTGAAAAACTAAACCAACAACAATTAGGTTATTTCTGGAGACCAGAAGAAGTGTCTTTACAGAAAGATAGAAATGATTATCTACAATTAAATGAACAGCAGAAGTTTATTTTTACATCTAATCTAAAGTATCAAACTATTTTAGATAGTGTACAAGGTAGAGGTCCATGTTTGGCCTTTTTACCATTTGTATCAATACCTGAACTAGAGGGTTGTATTGTAACATGGGATTTTATTGAAACAATCCATAGTAGAAGTTATACATACATTATCAAAAATCTATATGCAAATCCAGGTGAAGTATTTGATACCATTATGGGTGATGAGAAAATCCAAGAGAGGTCACATTCAATTACTAAGACTTACGATGACTTAATTGAAAATGGTTACAAGTGGGCATTAAAACCTGATAGTGTAGATATGTATGAACTTAAAAAGAAAATGTATCTAGCTATGTGTACAGTAAACATACTAGAAGGCTTGCGTTTCTATGTTTCATTTGCTTGTTCGTTTGCATTTGGTGAATTAAAACTACTTGAAGGTAGTGCAAAGATTATATCTTTTATTGCAAGAGATGAAAGTCAACACCTTGCAATGTCACAAACTATCATCAACAACTGGCATGATAGAAACGATGACAAAGACATGTTAAAGATTTCTAAAGAAGTCCAAGGCGAAGTGTACAAGATGTACGATGAAGCAGTAAATGAGGAAAAACGATGGGCAACATATCTATTTTCAAAAGGCAGTATGATTGGTTTATCAGAAAAACTGTTACACCAGTTTGTAGAATACATGGCGAACAGAAGAATGAAAGCAATCGGCCTAGAACCGAAGTACGACCAAAAAACAAATCCGCTTCCATGGGTAGACCACTGGCTGAATTCAAAGGGTACACAAAACGCACCACAAGAAACAGAGATTGAGAGTTATGTTATTGGTGGCATTAAACAAGATGTTAAAAAAGACCAATTTAAAGCATTTAAATTATAATGGTATTAGAAAAAAGAAAAAAAAGCTGTTCTTCCTGCGAAACTAAATATACCGTAAGTTGGGACATTGACGAGCAAGATTTAGAGCCGTTAACTTGTCCTTTCTGTGGATATGAAGTTGAACAGGAAGAAGATGAACTTGAAGATAGATACGAAGAAGACAACGAAGACGAAGATTGGAATTGATTACAGTCTGACAAGTCCTGCCGTCTGTATAAATGATGGCAAGTTGTGGTTTTATTATTTAACAAGTAAGAAAAAGTGGATAGGTAAACAAAGTGAGAACATTATTGGTTATGAACATAAAGATTATAATGACCCTATTGAAAGATTTAAAAACATATCTGATTTTGTTTTTAAAGTTATCGAAAAACATATTTCATCTCAAATCGGTTACAGAAGCATCGAAGATGTTTTTATCGAAGGCTATTCTTTTGGGTCAAAAGGTAGAGGTGTTTTTCAGATTGCTGAGAATTGTGGCATACTTAAATATCGTTTACTTGAAAAAGGCATTGGTTACACTACAGTTGTACCTAGTGTTGTTAAGAAAGGCGCTACTGGAAAAGGTAACGCAGACAAAGATTTAATGTATGAGGCATTTTTGAAAGAAGTAAAGATTGATTTGAAAAAACTATTTGATACAGAAAAAGTGGGTAACCCTATTTCTGATATCGTAGATAGTTACTATATACAAAAGGTTGGTTATGAAGCTACACCTATTTAATACTAAATTTGCATCACTACCATTTCTAAATGCATTTTCAAAAAACCATGATGTTAAAGTTTATAACTCAATAGAAAATGAAGGCGCTAAAGGTAAAGGTGCAGATAGATTTTTAGATTACAGTTGGCCAACATGGGACGGTACACTCGTACATGACGAACCAGTAATATTTCAAGGTCTTGTGAGAGGCACAAAAGAAGTGTATGAAGTTGCTAATTCAGAGGGTACCGATTGGTATTACTTTGACCAACCATACTTCTTTATGAAAAACTACCAACAATCAGATACAGGCGACAGATGGTATCGTATCTGTAAAAATAATACTCAAAAGAATTTCTTAGAAAAATCATACAAAAAAATAAATAAAAGATTTGATGACCTTATGTTAAGGTTACCTCAAAATTGTAGAGATGAACTTACACCTAAACCATGGCAGTATGATGGTAAACATATTCTTATTATACCACCTAGTTATCATACAGCATGTTGGTATGGCATAGACAGTATGAAATGGACAGAAGATGTAATTAAAACAATTGCAAAGTATGATAGAAAACATCCAGTAAAAGTTAGACAAAAATTTAAAAACGGTGTAAATTGGGGAGAAAAATTAGATAGACCATTAAGTGAAGATTTAAAAGATTGTTTTGCTATGGTATCTTTTCATTCTATGTGTGCTGTACAAGCAGTTATGAATGGCATACCTAGTTTTTGTAGTGAACACTCACCTGCCTATCCTGTAAGTTTAGGTTTAGATAAGTTAAGTGAAATTAACGACCCATTATATGCAGCTGATAGAGAACATTGGGTAAAATCATTAATGTGTGCTCAGTTTACAGAAGATGAAATGAAATCAGGTCAGGCATGGGGGCATTTGAATGGTGAAAATGTATGGTAAGAGGCAAGTCGAGTAGTGTTACTATCAATTACGAGTGGAACACAGTTGTTAAGAAGTTTGATAAAGTACAAAAGAAAGAATATGTAAGAGGTACAGGTTATCATTGTTGGTTAAGAGAGTTAGAATGTTTAGAAAGATTACAAGGACACCCTAACTTTCCTAAACTGATTGATTATAACAAAGAAGATTTAACAATCACAATGGAATATTGTGGTGAAAAGTATGTGGACGACAAACCTAGACCAGAATTAGTACCACAAGTTTACAAGATTATAGAGGCACTAGAAGACAACGACTTAAAATTTACAACTACTAAGTTTCCTCATAATGATATACACATAAAAAATGGTGTATTGAAAGTTATAGACTTTGAGAACAC